AACCATAATAGCAAAGGAAATAAATCCAATGATTGCTTTTTCGTTATATTCGTTTTCGTCTTTAAATATTTTCCACATAATTTATCCTTTTTAGATTTTGGGGCTACACCTTTATACGAGTAACCCCACAGCATCTAAAACTGTTTCCCTTATTGATTCGGGCTATTAAGCGATAGTAACGTGAGCAACATCGTGAGCCATTGCTTCTGCGTAGAAATAACTTCCATCGCAAAGCAATTCCACTTTGTCACCAAGTTGAGCGCCACTAATGAATGTAATTTCATCAACTGCTGTTGAGTCAGTAGAGCTACCAGCTCCGCCGTCTCCACCTGCTGTCATTCCAACAATAGTGTCCTCATCTGTATTGTTAATTACTTTAACTGCGTTAGCTGCTACTTCACTTAAAATGAAGGTAGCGTGCCAACCTGGACCTGCAACTTTTGCTAAAGGTAAAGTAATACTATAAGCAGAATCCTGCTGTATAGCAAATACTGAACCTGAGTCAGCTGCTGTCAAGGTTAAAGCTGCATTAACAACCTTTACTTTTCTTCTTACGTCTGCTACGCCACTGTTAGGCTCTAAATACGAACTTCTCATTTTAGATTCCCTCCACGTTATATAAAGCGTGAGATTCTGGTAATGTGATTTCAAGACCTGCTTCTGTAAGAATCATATCTTTTCTCAAATCCTCATCTGAACTTTGAACGTTCGTCATAATTTGAGTATCACGATTTAAACCATTACCTACTAACGGTCTGTATGCTAATTTGCTCATATCAGCCATAAGCATCATTCCGCTCGCAATACCTCTAAATAGAGGTTCTTTAACTAGGTATAGTGACCCGTGAACAGTGTTAATTTCCATTAGTCTATGACCAAAAGAACCAGCTACGTCATCATTTAATCTAAATGGAGAATACTGATATCCCATTGAATTATCAAGGAAATTAGAGTTACCCATTTTGTTAAAGTATGAAATAACAGGTAAAGAAGCAAGACATAGTCTTTCACTTGAACCGCCTCTGGCAGGGTCAAATATTACTTCCATATCTGATAATAGTCTGTCATATGTTAACTCTGATGTAGCTAATGTTCTGTTATAAGCTTTTCCAGAAGAATAGCTTAAAGCTGCGTCAGCATCACTAGGGTTAACGTTTTTAACAATGTTACCAACAAGACCTTCAGTGTACTGAATGCCATCGTTGCTTCGTGCTTTTTGACCAAAGAGCATAGCTCTTTCAATGTCAACTTTATGTTCACGTAGTTTTTGAGCCCAAATTCTATCGAACTCGTTTGAATAGCCACGATGTCTTGTAGCTATTGCTGTGTTTGTCATTTCACAAGCTGTTTTAAAGATTTGAGTGTACCCAAAATTATCATCTAGTGTATCTGAAAAAGTGTCAGGTGAACCTGTTCCTTCTCCATATGATGTACCAACTATTTGACATTTTGAATTGTTAGGTATTGTTGAATACCCGTCTACACCTGTAGCTGATAGGTCAATTACTTTACCCGTAAATGAGGTAGAAGCACTTCCTACTACTGGTGCTGACTCAACTCTAACCAATACTTGTGAATAACCGTCGTTATCTGCGTCATTGGTTCTGACTGCAAATACCATTCCTTTTACAAGGAATCCAACTGCTGTACCGCTATCGATATCGACTGTGAAGTCGTGTAATCCATTAGCAGCAACAGCACTACCACCGTTTACGGCTGCAGCTGTATCGAAAGTTCTTGAAGTCCAATTAGTAACAGTTCTGTTTTCTAAAAAACGGAAAATGTTATCATCTGTTGGTACTTTAGCAACTTTAGATAAGTAGACGAAAAAAGGTGATTCCTCTGGCATAAGTTCTGCGACTCTATCAGAGAAATCATACAGCTTTCTTTGGTCTGGAGCTGTTCCGTAACCTGCGCTAGTTGAAGCTGCGGTTATGTCTGACGCTTTTAGTATATTTTGATTATACGCCATTTGTTTTAGTCTCCTAAGTTATTTATTTCTTAGCTAAACGACCAAAACTTCCTGCTTGAACTATTCTATCCCAAGCCTGGTCTTTTTCAGACTTTTGAGGCTGGTCGCCTCCCTGAAGAACACCTGCTGGTTTGGGAACTGATTTAGCAGCTTGTACAGCTTTTTTGTTTTGATTTGGTTTTGCAGTTACTCCTTGGCTTTCTTTCCAAACATTTATTAATGTTTCTATAGGAAGGTTAGCTTTTGGTGTAGTTGCAAAATTCAAAAACTGCTGAGCTTCGCTTTTTGACATATCGTGTTCAGCAACTAATTCAGATTGTAAATTGTTCATAGCCATTTCATTTTGTAATTTAGCTAATTCGTTATCTACTGTTTCGTGTACAAGCTTTTTTTCTTGACTTACTCTATATTGGTAAGATTCAGATTCTGGCTTGTAATAAGCATCCCAAGGGTCAAAGGTTTCTGGAACTTCCTTACTTCCTTCTGAACTAGATTTTCCTGCAAGGTTTTCTTCTATAATATCAACTAATTCAGGTTTTTGATTTAACACATCTCTTAATTGCATTAAGTCTTGAGACTCGTGCGATAATGTATCGTGCTCTACAACCTTTTTGTCGTACATAGATTGAAACTTTTTAGCTTCTGTTTCCCAATCAACTTCTACCTCAGATGATTCTACACCTTCTGGTTCGTTAGTTTCTGTTGAAATAATTTCTTCTGCTCCAACTGAAGCTACTATTGGGTCTTGTTCTACAACCTGTTCTTTTTCTTTGTTTGCCATTTGTTTTCTCCTCTCGCGATTTAATCCTTAGACTCTGAACCGCGTTTGATTTCTTTTTCTTCTGCTTCTACAGAGTTAGCCATTTTTGTTGCTATGTCATCAATCAACATTGTTTTTTTGGTTTGTTTGTTTTCTGCATCAACCAAGACTTTATTTAACTGAGATTTAAATTTCTCTGTTTCAACTCGCTTACGAGCCCCAACAGTTTCTCTCTCAGATGTTTGTAAGTCTCCTGATAGCTTCTTTACTTGATTTTCAAGTTGTCCAATATATTGTTGCATTTGAGCCATTTGACTTTTTCTCTGTAAAACACCTTCTTTGTCGAAGATTTCGCTTTTCTTCAAAACCTCAACATCATCTACCAGTCCTAATTTATAAGCTTCAAGGTACATATTGTATTCTGCCACCTTATTACTTGGTAATGTTGAACCTGATATTATTCTAACGTCGTGCTGGCCTATTGACAAATCATTATCAATAGAAGCAATTTCGTTGGTTTTATCATCATACAATCTCATATTAACTGTAAATTCAGTTAAATCGTTATTTGGTTGTACAATTCTAAAAGTTTTTTGGAATTTATAATGTTCTTTAGCTAAGTTATATATTACTTGCCCTACTTGCTGAAGAGAAGATTCAATATCTCTTAACTTAGACTTTCCTCTAGACTCGCCCATTTCTGATAAAAGCATTGTACCTCTAACAGACTCAGGAGCAGAATCTTTAAATCCCTGTAATAACTCTGGAATACCAAAGTTTAAATCTATATATTTTTCTACCCTATCTATCAAATAATAAAACTCGCTAGTTAAAGGAGCTGGTTGCGGGTAGTGAGGCTCACCAAATTCTGGGTTATATTCAATAACCGCATTTGGATTTGCCCAATCTTTTTCTAACTGACTAACACTGTCAATACTACCTTCTGGAATTAAAAGTTTTAATCCAGCTGCAGACTGAGCGTGCGACAAGGTTAAAGAGAATAGCTTATTTAAAAGCCTTTGAGAGTCTTTAACCTTGTTCACATCTGACTTTGGATAGGGAGTGTTTGTCCAAATGTTTGCGAAAGGCACAATTGGATATATGTCAGTATTAAGAACACGCTCAAATAGTAAAGTCTCTCCAATGCTAGAGCATTGCATAATTCTTGTTTGTAAAACCTCTTCTACCTCTATAGCTCCGCTTGCTATTGCTTGAACATTTTCTTCTTCTTGTATAATATTAGCATAAATTTGAGCATCAACAATTTTTTCTGTTCCTTGTGTAGTGTTAAACAATCTATAGTAAGGAACTTTTGTTTTATAAAATCTATCTAATATTTGATATTTTTTATGTTCGTTATAATCTAAATCTTTAGCTTCTGCTGGAGTATATATACTTTGAGAATTTTTTACCCCAGATGTAGGATAGTCTTCTCCATACAAAGAATTGTCTCCCACAGCAATGTCATCAATAACATCTTCTAGCTCTGGATATAAGTCTAAAACCTGGCTTTTTGTTAAGAATGTTGAAAGAATCATTCCAGAGGCATCTGTAAAAAACCTGTCCCTAGAGGCAGGGTCTACATAAACACGAAAAGGGTCTACGTTTATATACTTTATTTCACCTCTTCCAAAATCAGCTTCTGGGTCCATATATACATACATATATCCTAGTCCCGTAGTAGCGTAATCGTGAACAGTTTGCTTAAAAACAACATCTCCTTTTGAGATGTCCCAAACATATTCTAATATAGTTTTCCAAACATTTGAAAGTTTGTTGTCAGAATCTTCTCTTCCAATAGCAGAAAACCTAGCAGGTTGTGCAGTTAAAAGAGATTTAAGTTTATCTACTGCCGCATATATTCTGTCAATAACAAAATCTGCTTGTCCTACTGATTGTAGTGCATTAGATTCATCTGATGTGTAATGATTTCCTAAAACAAAGTCTACCGCATCTCTAGCTTCTGCGTCCCATCCTTGTCTAGCGTCGCTCCATCTTCTAAAAAGCTCTCTAGATATTTGCGGTTTTGATTTATTTGTATCGTCGTAATTTGCCATATACTCCCATTATAGTATTTTAAGACAAAACTACTACTTTTACCCTATTAGTGTCAAGATAAAAATTAACTTTTTTGACCTGTGACCCAACTAATAGCTTGGGACGTAAGACTATCGCGCTTTTTACTTAATCTTTCTTCTAAAGATTCTCGCTCTAAAACAGAACTTCTAGGAGGTTTTG